CGATCCTTCCACCCTCGCCAGTTCTCCTAATTTGAGAACGTCCTTGGACTTCTTTATCATATACTTCAGTAATGAACTCCTGAAAAGTTTTCATCTGAGAAAAGAACTTACCTCCTTTTATTTAGATGCTCCAGATTTGTAAACCATGTTATTCTCATACATGTATTTGATTCTTTCAGACCTCATCTCTTTGAGTTGATCATATCGCTTTTGTTGATCATTAGTGAAAGTAAACGATTGCTTACGCCAGATTTCACGCAGATCTTGAAGCTGGTATAGGATTTCAGATGATTTCATATCAATAATCAATGTTGGATTTGAGGTACTCATTCATGTCAAATTTTTGTTCGTCTTCAATCAGATCTGTAAGATCCTCATAGATGTGATCAAAATTGACCAATTCTTCAACTTGTTGCTCAGTGAGGTAGTGATCCATCAGATTTGTTATTACATTAGTGAGACAATTTAGAGGGCCGGCTTACTTAACTAAGATTTGAAAGTCTTTGCATCCCTCCTTTGTCTTGATAGTTTCCCAGAAAATAGCATCATCAATTTTAAGGAAAGTTGCTGTGTGTTGTGCATAACCCTTTTTCTTGGGTTTTAGATACTTCACTTGGTACATCATTCCAGTGTCGAATTACTCCAGATACAATAAAAGTGTTAGTTGTAAGTAAACTTACAAATATGATGCTACGAATAATAGCAACATAATTGTCATAAGGTTTTGTTTTGTCATCACTGAAACTACCCAGTGAATACTTCCATATCTTCCAAAATTTAATCGCAATCATCATCACAATCGTCGTCATCGTCGCAACCATCTTCAAACTTAATAGCAATGGTGAATCTCCATCGATCTCTAAAAGATGTTGCTCTATGTAAGATCGTAGCATCGAAAGCCATCAACCTATTTGGAACAGGGACTATACCTTGAATATTTCCATTGACATACAGTTGTGTCTCTCCACCATCATTTGGTTTCCAATTAAATTGAGGATAATATAAAAAAGTTACACCATCATCACCATCTGTATGAAAATAAGGAACTTCTCCAGGTGCAAAACAGTTGATATACATTCTGTATAGAGGAACACCTTCGGGTGCCAATGGTCTTATCTTTTCCTCTAAAAACTTAAATAATTGACTATTTTTATGAATGTCGTGAGTTACACCACATGGAGGAGTTGTTCCATCATCAGATTCACCATATCCATACTTTGCCTTGTTTTCACAATAATCAAGGACACCTTTTTGCTCTGCCTCTGACAGAAAATTATCAAAAACTTTAATCATCTTCGTCATCTAATCCTGCATATTCGGTAACTGTAATATTGAAAGAAACTGTAATTCTAGGTTCATCTGGGTGTGATGGATAAGATTTTACCTCATGTTTCAAATAAGCTGGGAACATGACTAAACTACCCTCCTTTACCCGTGGATTGTGTCTATCACTATATTCTTCAGTCTTCATATTTATTGAAAGATGTCTAAGTGTATCCATCGGATCAATAAAAGTCAGAGGAGAATGAATCTTAGGATTGAAAGAAAGAAAGTGAACACATGCAAAATGTGTTGGTGCTAGTGCATCTCCACAATGATTATGTGCTTCTTGATATTCTCCATCTGTGTAACTATTATACCATATGTCATCAATTTCAAGTCTAAACTTGTCATCAAAAAATCCTTTGATCACATTAAAATATTGACGTTTAACCTCTGTCAAGTTTGCCAATTCACTACTAATCTTTTCATTACAGAATGAAGTTGTAATATTTGTTGTCAACCATCCTTCAGGAGTTTCGCACTCCTTGACAGTTCTCTCAACAATGGGGAGAATAAGATCTTTTAACTTGGCATTATCCTCCACAGCTCCCCTGTAGTATGAGACTGGAAATAAATCGATTCGCTTTGACATGAAGTTTTTTTCTTATGTATTGTAGTTCATACTATGGGTCAATATATCTTCCTTCTTGTGATTTATATTCGTCAACGTTATTGTCTCGTCTATTTTTAACATATTCTAGTTCATCCCACTGAAAACTATAGCATACAAGCAGAATATGATCTTTCTTGTGTCGTGTGCCAAGACAACATTTTTTATCTTTGACACCTATCTCAATACTGATAGATTCATCACACTTAAAATATACCCATCCCTGATGGCCTTTCCACTTTACATAGTCATCAACTTGTGGGATATATTTCATGCAAATGCTGCCTCCAATGGTGTGAGTTTAAGTTGCATTGCAGTATAAGGCCTAGTATTAGAAATGTCTACCTTATCTCCGTGCTTGGTGGAGTTAATAGGCGCATGATAGCATCTCTTTGTTCTACTGTAGAAACCCCAGATTGACCGAGGTGGTGTGTCAGTATAAGAGAACATGCCATGGTTGAGAATCCAAATAGCAAGCATATTTTTTCGATGCTCCGTAACTTCATAAGAGAAGCCTTTTGGTGGTTCATGAATAAAATCAGGTGGAAGTTCAATCATGTTGTAAACTCTTCAACAATGCAGGATTCATGTTCGTTTGTTAGTGCAAATGTCGGTGCTTTACTGATATTTTCACGGAGACGATTGTAATACTGTTGATTCAATCCATCATCTCCATCTGCAATCAGATCAAAACACTCATCATCATGTTCTGCAACGACATTCCAAAGTCCACCATATTCAGATTGGGGAAAGGGAATAAAATGATCCACAATGTAGAGAAATTTTTGAGTCATTGGCCTCGGTAGATTACCTCCATAGTTTAACATAATTACATGAACTCAGCAATGTAGTAGTCAACAGTGACTTCCAACTTTGCTGCCTCTTTCTCACATTCAGCAATGAAATCATCAATCATGCGTTCTGTTTGCAATTCTTTGCGGTCGTCGTTGTAATCAATCATACTGCAAGTGCTCCAGAGGGAATTTCAACCTTTTCAGGGTTGTTGTCATTGAACTGATTCATATTCATGCAGACCCATTTGTTATTTACAGTCCAAATATAAGCATACTCTTCATTATTTTTCTTGTCAAGATATTCAAAGAGATCATCAAGACGAGGAGGA